TCACTCCTTGATTGGTGAGAGGCTATACTACAGACTAAAAATTTTAATAGCAACCCCAATCCTAAAAAAAAATAAAAAAACATTATTATCTAGGATTTATTTAAAATATATGTATAATATCCGCTGGTTTGTAACTCTATAGAAAGGGGTTTTTTATGTGGTTTGAAGTTCACGATAACCTATTAGCTTTGGCTCGATGGTTAAAGGGCGAGGGCGAATGGGATGGTGTTGGTGGTGTTGGTAACATTCTATATTTTTTCGAGAAGCCTTGGAAGTATTCCGATGAATGGAATGCTTATCAAGCATCATTAGCAAAGGAGAAACTGGATGCCCAAACGACACGGTAGTGCGAAGAAGCGTGACAACCTCACGATTGTTTTTCGCCCGAACTCGGAGTTAAAACAGAAATTGCATACTTATGCAATGGTTCACAACAGGACGATGAATGGGCAAGTGTTGTCTATTCTAGAAGGTTTTTTTAAAGAGAAGGAGCAACATGATACCGTTTGATTATGTGTCACATTCAAGATTAGAACTATTTAAAAAGAACCCGGTTCTTTACAAGAAAACATACATCGATAAGGTTGAAAAATTCGACCCATCTGCTGCAATGATTCTTGGTTCATTAGTTCACAGTATGGTTCTTGAACCAGAAAATGTGGACAAGGATTTTGCTGTTGCACCTGTGTGCGACAAGCGTACTAAGGAAGGGAAAGCTAACTGGGATGCATTCAAGAACTCTTTAGCTGAAGGCATGGAGGTTATAACCCATGACGATGTAGACCAAGCTAACAGGATGATTGCTGCAATCCATGATAACAGTGCAACCGGATATCTTCTTGGGAAAGAAGTTGTCAAAGAAAAGGAAATACTAATCGACACGGTTGTTGATGGTGAACCTTTAAAGATAAAATTTATCCCAGATTTATATTGCACGGAAAAGTTATTCCTTGCCGACCTTAAAACCGTGTCTTCATATGATCCGCTGGATTGGGGTAAAGAGTGTGCGTATAACGGCTATATGCGTCAACTTGCACTCTACCGCTTTTGTCTACGATCTATGGGTGTTGCCATTCGTGAATGCTACCACATCGTAGTAGACAAAGGTGTGTACCCATCTTGCATGGTTGCACAGTTTGATTCCGCAGACATTGATCGTGCCGAAAATCAGGTGTTTGAAAACATCAGGGCATTCCTAGCTGCACACAAAGAAAACAAATTTGTTCCAGCGTATTATGGAATTATCCCTAAGATTTCTGCACCAGCTTGGGCTTGGAGATAATATGATCAAACCTACTAACATCATCTTTTCCCTTCCTCCATCAGTTAATAGCTGCTGGAGGAACTTTAAAGGAAGGGTGATACTTTCAGAGAAATATCGATCTTGGAGATCAGAGAACAATCACTTCGGTGAAAATAGTCTGAAAAAGATCACTCCGATAAAAGAACCAGTCGATATATTAATAGTTGTTAGGCCCGGGAAAGGTTGGAGGAAGTCCGATCTAGACAATCGGATCAAGCCAATTTTAGACCAGCTTCAGCATTGCGGATATATTCTTGGTGATGACACTGATTATGTAAAAAGCATATACATTAGACTTGGTGATAGGGCCGATGATGACTTTCATTCATATGTTGAGATTACTATTAGTCCTTATGAAAAGGAAGAGTTATAATGAGCAAATGGAAGCGGATACCGGAGGACGGTAACATGAAACGGATTTCAAGCTTGGTGGCGGTGCAGACCTGTGTTCGTAGGGCGTGTCTTTTAGCCAGAGAATTTACTGGTATAGAAGTCATGCCTGATGAACTTGGTGCAGCATCAGTGGAAGCATTAGCTAACCTAAGGAATGCTTGGGAGACTAGTGATATACCCGCTAAGAAGCCTGATTCCGTTGTCAATTTTGCTGCTTGTCTTGCGGTGATGGAATGGGCCTATGCCATCAAGAAAGTTGATGATAAGCCCTATTCATTGAATTCTAATGTGATCGCAGCACAACTCGACTTTGTTGAGAAGAATCTGGAAGATTTATTCCCCGGCATCATGGGGGTAAAAGATTCTGCACAGTGCATCTACGATGGTATCTGTGCGACTGCGGATGGTGTTGAGAAGTCTGGGTGGTTCTGGACTAAGAAAATGAACGAACCTATGGTTTGTTTAATGTCTCTCTATCCTATTCTCAAAGCCCTTGGTAAAAACTCGGATAAGATTCTACAAATTCAAACAATTCTAATGAAAAGGAAAGATTAACATGGCTGTTAAAATGAATGGTACTGTTTACATTACTACTGGTGAAGCTTGCAAGATCTTGAACTTCAAGGCTCCCTATATGTTCGAGACTATCTACCGTGGAAATTACCCCGGTGCGATTATGATTGATGATCCGATGCCATTGATTGAATTCTTAAGAAACAATGGTGCAGAAGATCAGGGTCTACTGAATGAGATGAAGAAGAATAATAGGTTCTTGATTCCTATCGAAGAAATTCTTCTTAAAAAGTTAGCTGTTGAGAGTTACAGACTTACTGCAAAGAGCAAGAAGCTTAACAAGGAGGTTGAAGCCAATGGATAGGTATCTTTTGTCTGAATTCTTTTCACGGTGTACTGAACATATCGTGGAGAGGGCTAATCAATATGACGCTCCAGAACTCAATTTGAAGCGGATTGCTAATGCATGGACTAACTTCTTGAAGAGGGAGATTAGTCCGTATGAGGTTGCCGTAATGATGGCAATGCTGAAGATGGCTAGGTTATCTCAGGGGTATCATCAGGATACCCTTGAGGACGCTGCTGCTTACATTGCAATAGCAGAAATGCTTAAGGACACTGATTTAGATTTAGAGATAAAGCGTCACGAGGTAAAGTAAAATGACTGTAGAATCAGTTTTTATATCACTTCTTTTAGTATTAATAGGTATGGCGTTAGCCTCGTTTCATACGGTTATTAATGAATGATCACGAAACCAATTTCGTGATCATGGTTTTCGTTTACCCACCTGTTTAAACAGGGTCTTGAGGTTTTTAATTAATTTCTTAGTGTCATTAATGTCAAAGACCTCTGACCTTATTTTCTCGCCATGACTGTGTACATAGGCTAAAAAAAATGTTTCCCAAGACCTTTGACATGGTGTTGAATAAATTAGCTTTGCGGTTGGGGCAGACATTAAATGCTCGGTGAACCTAGAGTCTAATCGTGATGTAAATCCAGCCTTAACTCTTCCGCTGGAAAACTCAGGTACTAGTAATATTAGATAGAAGAACCCGTCATCAGAAATTTTTTCGTTTACCGCTTCATCTTCTTTATTGACTGCGGTTCTTCCTCGCATTAACTCACGAAATAAACTGTACTGAGTGGTATCCATTACAGAGCAAAAATGCCCTTTGTCCGCTTTCATTCGGGTCAAGGGTTTCATTTTCTTTTGCTTGATAAATGTCTCTATGTTTCTGCGGATTGTTGTGTAAGCGAGGTCTAGGTCAGCAGCAATATCGGTAAACGACCAATAGTTTTTATCATCCATGATCTGTACCTGTGCCTATAAAAAAAGAGGGTCTAACAAAACCCTCTTAGCTTACAGTATACATTAATATGCTGTGTTTTTGCTATAGAATATCAATCAGCGACTACTTTACCTATTTTTTGTTTTCAATATTATCCCATAATTGTTTATTGTGTTCGGTATTATTAAGCCCTCTTTTTTTATAATGGTATTGTTTTTAAAAACCTTATAATTAACTTGATGATGCCACCTGTTAAATTTCCAAACCAACTTTGAAACATCAGGGTGCATATCTATAAGCATTTGGCTTTTTGGTAATGTTCCTTCGTTTTTATAAAAAACTTCAGTATTGCCTCCACTCATTCTTTGAGTTGTGACTTTTCCGCATAAAAAAGCATTGAATTGCACGGTACACCATTTATCTTTTAAAGCCCTTAAAGATAAATCTGTATCTTCGTTATATCTTCCTCTCCATCTATAAGGAATATCATTTCTAATCAGCAAACAACTGTAAATTCTGGTGTTTAAAATGTAAGGGGGTACACAATCTGTGCTTTTGCAAAATGAATAATAGTTTGGCCCAGCAATTGCAATATTTTTATATCTTAAAATAAAATCTTCCATGCATTTAAATATAGTTCCTGTTTCAACTTCCGCTTTTACATTTCGGTTTAAACGATGAAAAGCATCAAGGTTATCATCCATAACCCAGTGCCATTTAAATCCAGATGAAATTGAATGATCCCAAGCAAAATTTCTAGCAGGGCCGGGTCCTTTACTTTTTAAATATCCTAAATTATCAAAAGTATCGTATTCATCTTGGTATTTTTTTGGAAGCAAAATTATTTTTTTTGGATCAATTACTTTTGAATAATTATTTAATTCCTGTTCTTCTATTATAATTTTGTATGGAACATTAATTGATTCTAAGGCTTTGGATGTCAATCTGCTTTCCCATCTTCCTTTTGACACTATGTATATTGGAAAAAAAGGATTCATTCTTCACCCCATTTGAATTCTAATTGGCTTCTGTGTGGTTTAAACGGATGCCAAGAACTTTTAGTTTTATTTGTTAACTTCTGCCCTATAATTCTTGCGAAATCTTGCAATGATTCTTCGTTTTCAAAACGAAAGATAATCTTTGCATAAGGTTCTTGTTTGTTTTGAACAAATTCAGGCATATCTTTCCATTCTTTACGCCATTCATTTGATTCGTTGCTATTGTTTTCGTCTGGAATGTTTTCTTGCATTATTTAGCATCCTTGTTCTTAAAGAAAACAGGGTCTATAACGATTGCGATATCCGATCTTACCTTTACAATCTCCCCAGTCCACGCCATCACACACTTCTTAGGGTGATCTTTGTATCCTTTGCGATCCTTGTTGGTTTCCCACATAATGTATTTGTAAAGTCCTTTCTTACGCAGGGCAGATATATATCCTGCAAACAGTGCTGGTTTCATCTTTAATGAAAGATAAGCTTTCCTGATGTTGCACTCATGGTGGTGCTTTGTCTTGGTTGGCTTAGAATGTTTGAGCAGGGCTATAAGAACCCTGCTCTCGTTAATAGTTAAACGCTGCCAGATTTCCGCTTCTGTCTTAATCATGTGCTTCCTTCGTAAAGAGGGTCTATCGATCTAAATCCGCATGGCCCCAACCCATAATATCCGAAAAGATTTTATGATGGATCTTCATCATGTCTGCTGGACTAGCGTCACATCCACTAATAATGGATGTTCTTGCAAAGTCAGTACATTTTTCATCAGCTAGAATCGCTGCAATGTACCTGAGAACATAAGCTTCCGAAGCTTTAACATTGATCGTGACGATGCGATCAGGATCGTAGCCGGGTTCGCCCTTGTCAGCGAATCTAGAAAGTAAAGCAGAGTGAGTATTCATGGTAAAACCTTTCGATAACAAAAACTTTTGGACTCCCCCAAAGTGGGGGTTCATCCTGTCAAAAGAGGGTCTATTCAAATTCAAATCCGTCCGTGTTCCACCTGTATGGAACGATCTTCCACAGGTCTAATTCGTGAGCTTCTTTGGGGTCATGGTGAGCGGTTGGACAGAACTGCCAAGAGGTGATTAACACGCCCTGAACCTTGATGCGGATGTCTTGCATTAGGAAATGCAAATTAAGTTCTGGCCCCCAATCATCCCATTCATCGTTATCCTTGTCCTCCTTTTCAATTTCGATTAGAACATGGCCCCGAATGTCTTCAATGCAGATTTCTACAGGAAGAGGCCCATTCCTAAGCCCATTGGGATAGTGGCCGGGGTCACCCCATGTAGATGTAATTAACTCAAGTGTGTTTTGTAAAATCTTCATGCTAGAACCTTTCGTTCAACAGGGATAAAGATGGGCTATTGTGTTTGACTATTCTTTCGATTGCAGCGTCAATATTCCGTGCAATTATGCCAAGAGATATGACCAGTGTAGGCTCTATAGATTCGACATCCTCAAGGATGTAACCAACCTTGGTTCCAAAGTCCTCGATGTAATAGGGTGAACCGGGAGCCACCCTATGTAATTCGTAATCAGCGTCAAAAGATTGCCTACCATAATAAATAAAAGATTCCTTGACCGTTGCGAACCCCAGCAACATTGCAGGGCCTTTGCCTGTACGGACTAGCCCAACCCGCTTGCCTAAATAAGGGTCTAAGCTTGGGGTGTTCCTAGTCTCAATTGTTTTCTTGCCTGACAGGATTTCGCCAATGAAATCCTGTTTTTTGCAATTGATATTAATGCCCATCATAAGTCACTGCCTTTCG